TAATAGCTTGACGGGTTTTAGTTCCACTAACACCTCCTGAGGTAGTAATAACTTTTACCTCAAGGTTAGGGTATTTACTAAGGGATTTAGTTCTGTTTTCAATATCAGCTAAATCACCTTCATCTCCATCTCTAGCTCCTAATATCCAATATACTTTAGTATCAGGATTTTCTTTAGCATAACCTAAAACTGATTTAACAGGAGCAACAGATGCTTCTACATCAACTTTAGGTGATAAGTATTTTTTATAAATGTCCCAAATTTGGATTGATTCGTCTTGGGTAATGCCATCTCTAACACCACCACCAACAAATACTTTTAATTCATCTATTTCGGGAAATTGTTCTAAAGTTAATTTAGCAACAGTAAAATGACCTTTGGTAGGTGGTTTGAAACCACCACCATAAATGGCTACTGTTTTTTGAGTATCTAACAGGTCCTCTAATAGAGCTTTAGTTAGTAAATCCATTACTTTAATCTTTCGATTTTTTCTTTAGCAATTTTTTTCTTATCCTCAATTGTTTTCTTACTTTCTCTAAAATCATTCATAGCCTCTTCTACCTCTTTCATCATACCCTCATATTGCTTAAGGGCTTCAGTAGCAACTCTAGAGGCATCTGATTTTTGTTTGTAAATGCCTTTGATTTCATCAATATTGATTTCATCAAACACAGTCATCTCACACATAATATCCTCTTTAGTCATACCTTTTTTAGGTTTTTTAACTATAAAGAATTTACCGATTTCGTCTACGGTTTCTTTATCATTCATTTCAGCTAATTCGCTTTCAAGTAATAAATCTATTAATGTTTTCATTTGTTTATAAAGTTAGTAATTTTTGTTTTTGCTTGTTCTATTGTATCAAACTTAGGTTGTGATTTAAGAGTTTGTTTGATATCTGAGTATATTTTTTCTGATTCGGCTCTAGATTTTGCTTTTTCTTCAGGTGATTTTTCTTTACCTACTTGTCCTAAAGGTTCAATGTAATTTTTATAAATAAAATTCTCATCAAAATCTTTATTAGCGTCCTCAGGATCTAAATTTACTAAGGTAAAATTATTACCAAACGCCTGTCTGTATGCGTCTATATTGGTATTTACATCACGCCAAGAGCGAATCACAATACTCGGCAACAATGATCTGTCTCGCTGTTTATTACGCTCTAGTGAGGTAATAGGCGATACATACGTCATTATCATTGCCGTATCATAACCTAATGATTCTAATTCTTGTTTTTTCTTAAGTAACATTTTAGATGAACCACCTACACTATCAATTAATAAATTTTTAGCGTCTTTAGTAGCATCTTGAAGTTTAGCATCTGTTGCTTTTCTTGCTTGCCCCATTAACTCACCTGATTTTTTTAATTCATCAGGTGACATATTAGCTAATTTCATTCCAATACCTGAGGATTTAAGTAATTCCTCATAGGTATCATCTACATTAATAGTAGTAAAATCAGAAGGTATTAATTTTTTAGATATAAATGATTTACCCGAACCAGCAGGACCAGCCATAAAGATTGCTTTTGGTTTGCCTTGTATTTCTTTTAATAATGATATCAGTCCAATCATGGATAGGGTTTGTCATAAATATAATAAAAGTAAATTAGGATTCCAAATTTCTTTTTACCGTGGTCTTGAACTCAGTAAATATAGGAGCGTGAGTAGGATTTTCTAAATCAAATAAACGTTTTACTGTTTTAAATATATCAATGTTTTCCTCTTGTGTTCTAGTGGATGTAACCATTTCCCATCCTTTACCCTGCATTTTTTCTTTATTGGCTTTACGTTTAGAGGATTTTAACCAAAGGATACCATAGTTGTCTACTTTTTTACCATAACATTCCTCATAACACTTACCATAAATAGCAGTCTGTAATTCATAAGTAGGTTGGATGTGGTTAGATGTTTTAAAGTCAATTAACCATAGTTTATCTTCAATTTCAACAATCAAATCACAAGTACCTGCTACCTTCAATTCATCTGAAAATAAATGAACTTCTGCTTCAATTAATTTTGGATTATATGTTTCCCAAAAATCAACAAAACGTAAAAACATTTGCCACACATCAGGACTGTATTGAGGATTACCATATTGGTTCATAAAATTCATTTCTTTACCTTCAAGGTATTCTTCAATCATTTCATGAACTGCTGTTCCTTCCTCACCTGCTTTTTTAACAATATGTTCAGCAGAGTAACCTACTTTTTTAAGCCAGTCTTCAAAAAACTTACCTTTAGGATAATAACCTAAAACATAAGTAATTGAGGGATAGTATTCACCATTTCGTCTGTAATAACGGGAGTCTGGTAGTGTTATTTGTTTAGCATCATCTGATACTTCTAAAATTCTGTTGTAAGATTTTTTTATTTTACTCATAAGAAGAGTTTTTTCTCAAGCAAACCTGAGAGTGTTAAGGGTAATGTGTCTGAAATTGTTTCTATGAAATTCTTAAAACCCATTTCACTTGGGTCCTTATCGTGCATGTCTACTAGATAAACTTCTTTGCCTTCGTTCATCAGACGCTCACAAAAACTTAATGCTTGTTTTTGAGCGTCCTTGTCTAAAGCTATATATATTTTTTCGACACTAGACATTACAATCTTCTTCATCAAGTTTGATTGTATATTTTTGCCTAATAACGGTATTGCATTGCGTTTAATGGCTATTGCGTCAAATGGTCCTTCGCACAATATAAACGGTATATCCCAATTTATAAACAACTCAAATGGTATGATGTCACGAGATACGGATGGGTTTTTATATTTAATTTTAGGGTCTTTTTCAAACGAACGACCTGTATAATAATTTAAACTTCCATTAGCATCATATGAGGGAATTACAACCATATTTTTGTAAGGACCTGTCTCACAATAACCTATATTATATTTAAGTATATCCTCATCTGTAATATTTCTAGATTTTAAGTAAGCTAATGCTTGACGTCCTGAAATGTTTGTTTGGGTAATATTTTTAAATGTTTTAAATTCTTTAGGTAGATTTACTTTTTCAGCAACAGCATATTCTCTATCGGAGGTTTCTGTTTTAACTAAAGCTCTTAACTCCATCATCTTTTCAGGTGATGCTGTTTTTTGTTTAAATACTTGAGCTACCTTTTTACCCTTCTTATCACAAGCCCAACAATGCCAAGGATTCTCTCCTTTTTGGTTTTCAGTAAAATTGATTTCTAACTTAGGTTTATGGTGATTACAGAAGGGACAACTATAAGCATAGTTACCTCTAGCTGTTGGTTTACCAGTTCCTAATACAGAATTTACTAAGGCAATCAGTGGTTGATTGAGCATAACCATAATATACTAAGAAATTCTCAGTTTACCAAGTTAAGCGAAATCTTTAGTGTAAAATTTTCCTAAAATATTGTCGTTAAAGTATTCTAGGGGATGTTCTAACACCCCATATTTAAATAAATACTTACATTCATAATAAGTAAGAAGCTTTTTATTATAGACGAATTGAATTATTTCTCGAGTAAATTCTTCTTGTTTTCCTTCCTTAAGTAAAGCTAATATTGGTTTTGCTGAGCCGTAATATGTTTTCCAATCAGATTCCTTTTGAACTACCTCGGTTGTGGGTTTACGTCCTCTTCCAGTATGCTCAGCCAGTTCTTTTTTGGTTAATTTACGTCTAACGTTGTGATATAACGATTTTTTTCCAATATACGATATCCCACTTGAATTGTGAGTAGTAATGTATATAAAACCGAATGTTCCTTGAGGCATATCCTCAATTTTCTCTATAACTTGTTCATTGTATAACCACATATTATCTATCTATGTTTATAAGTATTGTAGTATCTGTTGTAGGTGAAGTAGGTAATGGTTGTGATAACTTTCCTATCGCTAATAGTTGTTGGGCCTCATTATAAAGCCCTATTGTTGTTACATAAGGACTAAAGTAAGAACTAGTAGCATAACCATAAAGTATTTCATCACTTGAGCCTGATAGTATAGAAGGATTTTGACTAAAAGTAAATTCATTTTCTCTTATTGTACA